AAAAGCCCGCCAACGCTCGCAGACATTGAAGAGTGGGTAAACGCGAAAGGCCTCGACGGGCTTATGGATCCCGAAGCGGTTTTGAATAGCATTTTACGAGACGGCACACTCTGGGACAGGCGTTACGGATTTTGGTTTTTAGTCCCATTTTGGCATAGTTTTTAATTCGAATATAAATCTCATGAGCAAGGCGTCGAACCAATCGGGGCTTCGGCCTGTGCGCTCTTTCAGTTTCTTTTTGCTCTCGAGCTTGATCTTACCCTCGTCGTCGGTCGGCTCTCGGCAAATTTGCTCTAAGTCAGCCATAATTTGTTTTTTGAAAGTTAGGTCCGCGATAGAGATTAAACCTTTCTCGATGTGCTCTTTGAGCATAAAGGCGCATTCGGTTTTTAGGTTTTTATACTGTTGATCTTTCAAGGGCTTCGCGTTATTGATAAAGGCCTTTGCGGCTTCTAGCTTTGTGAGGCTGTTAGCCGTGAACTTTCTAAGCCCGTCTGCATCATAAACGATATTCGAGTAGGGTATTTTGTGAAGCTCTGCCAGCTCTTTAATCTTGGTGCCAATGGCTGTTTCGTCGATCTTGTCGATCCCGTAAGTCTTTTCTACTTTGAAGCCGTCCCAGATAAAAACCGTGAAAATATCGGCGCCCATATAAGCGATATCCGCGGTTAAATACCTTTTACCGTTGCCAATTATATGGCTATTCGTGAAGAGGTTACAAATGAAATCGTACTCATAGAGGCTGTAAGGGTTGTCGTCGTACTCCCAATCCCCGTAGACTAAACGCTTAATACTTTTTTCGTCGCCCTTTAACGCTCGGATCAAATCGCGTATGTAGTTTTTCGGTAACATTTTGTTATCTGAGGGCAGGGCCTGTACGAACTTACGATACTCTGGGAGCCTGTTCTCTTTTTTGGCAAGGTAGTACTCTTCGTAAACGAAATTCTTTGATGGGTTGAGCGTGACTAGTAGTTTGCCAGGGAGGTTATAAAAGTCGTTTTTCCATCGGCCAATGGTTGCTTGCAGCATCGCTTTAGCCTTTGAGCTTATCTCTCCCGCCTCTTCGATCCAACCGCGCGTCATCTGGATTGAGCCAAAACGTTCGTACTCTGGATCCGTTGGCTGGTGGGCCGCTTCAATCAAAAAGACTTTCGATCCGTTGTACAGCGTGTAAAAATTATCTTGGCCGTTAAATGTGTAGTATCTTTCGTCGAGGCCCCAATCGTCGAGAACTTCTTTGATTGTTGGCTGTGTGTATTTTCGTAAATCGTTTAGCTTTTTACGGGCTATGAAATAGTGCGTATCGGGGTACATAAGGGCGTCGCCAAAGATAAGCTCTCCGCCTAGATAAGATTTGCCCGAGCCTTTCGAACCGCCATAGCCTATATCGCTAACCGCGGGATCCAGCCAATAATTGACGACCTCGAGCTGTTTGTCGTTGCCTCGGGTATTAAAGCAAATCGTCGTAGTTTTCGCCATTGCTTTGGGTTTCTGTTTCGATCTCGGTTTCGTTTTTAATAACCATCCCAATAATAGCGGGAACGGCTAAGGCGTCGCCTGCGCTGGTTATGTCTATTTTGTTGCCGTACTTTCGAGGGTTACGACGTGCAAGCACTTTGTCGATTGTTTCAATTAAGAGCTTACGGTGTCCGAGCATATCGCCCGTTGTGATCTTTAAGCCTTTTGGCCCTATCTCAGTAACTTCGCCGTTTATTGGCGTTCTGGCAATCTCGAGAGTTTCCTCGAAGAGCACCTCATCGCCCAGAGCCATCGCGCGCGCGAAACGTTCCTGATAGGACGTGTCCAAATCTAACCAACTGTACAAAGCTGTGCGGCTCGGTGTGCCTGGTTTATTGAGTATTTGCCGTAAAGATACTCCGCTTTGCAGTTCTTTGATAACTTTCTTAAAAAGTATTTCTTTTTCTGAGGCTGTGTACTTCATAATCACAAAATTAAAGCCCAAAGATATAAACTTTTGAAATAAAAGGCACGTAAACAATACTTTTATTTATTGTTTACGCTGTGAAGTACTGATTTTATTGACTTTTTAGCCTCAAAAACTCAAAAGTAAACAAAGTAAACAATGTAAACCATAGTTTCAAACTCTCTACATGCGTATTACGCGTTTCTGTGTGTATTATGTAGGGTGTTACTTATATATTATTATATTTCTATATTTTACCTTATTTTATTGTTTACTTTGTTTACCAACCGCTTAGCCCAACGCCCGCAAGGCTTCACGCGTAAACAATGATTGTTTATTATTGTTTACGATTGTTTACTTTTAATTTTAGTGCGCAAAAAAGCCCTCCGAAAAGGGCTGAAAGTAAACAGAAAATAGGGCTATTGTTTATTATTGTTTACGTTTTGTGTAGGAATGTTAGTAGTCTTTTGGCTCGTTTTCGTCTGGAAAATCCTCAGGCCTTGGGCTTTTCACTCCCGCAACCTCACACGCGTAGTCGTGTTTACATTTAGTTAGTTCGCCTTTCAGTTCGTTGATGTAATCGTCTTTTGCGTTTAGCTGGCTATTGTATTTCTCGTTCTCGAAGTTTAGCTCTTTAATCTGGGTGTTTAACATCGAGATTGTTGTGTCTCTGTGGCCAATTTGCTGTTTAAGCTGTTCGACAATGCTCTTAAATTGGGCGTCCATTTTAACCCTTTTAGGTTGTAAGTTTGGCAGGCAAGAGCGTTGCCATTTACCGAAGTCGTCTAGCCTGTTGTGGGCATCCCATAGGCCGAGGAATAGTACAAACACTATCCCGCTTAAAATAATTTCCGTTGCATTCATTTGTTTAAGGTTTTAAATTTGTAATTGTGTTCTTTGTTAATCTTGCATCTAGCGCGCTTCGGCGCTGTGGTTCTTTGGACATTAATAAAAATGTCTATGGCTGTCGGCAAATCGCCGACGCTGCTAAAATCCCATTTACCGTCAGTTATCCGTATCATAAGGCTTTTGGTTTTAGTCGCGTGTAGGTTCGAGCCTTAAACTCTTCGAACGTCTCAGGCTCATTCATTTTGGACGGGTACGTCTCAACTGCTTCGCCGTCGTAGTCCAGAAAAGGCACGTACCTTTCATAATCTTGAAAGCTTGTACGAATGCCTACGAACTTACAACGCTTGCAGCGTTTACGGCTAACGTACTTCATAACTCGCCGCCGTTTAAGTCGTTGATATACTGCCTGTAGTCGTCAAAGCTCTTTGCTAAACGCTCATTTTCCAAACGTTCGGCGGTATAGGCAGCCCTCAGGGCTTTATGCTCTCTCAGTACTTTGTCTAATACGGCGTAAACCCCGAGGCCTTTCAATAATGATTGTACTGCAGCATTAAAAAAAGGATCCTCATTATATCGGGTTTCCCCGTTTTGAAACTTCTCGAGTATTTCTAGTAGTTGGCTCATACCGTTTTGTTTTTATAGATTCTTAGAAATATCAAACCCGCTACATATTCAGGACGTTTTGGGTCACCCCCGTAAAGCTTGTGTGCGTCACAGTTAAATTTAAGCTTATCTATTTCGACTCTCTGCCTTTCAGGTTTGAATGTCCTAAAGCTTCTTAGAGACTTGACTAGTAACATTTTAGTTTCTGAGTTCATAACTATTCGGTTTTACACATTTTAATAAAATCCTCCCTAAATGCCTCTTTTATCTCTTTCTCTAAAGATGGTATTTCGTGGACCATAACAGGACGGTTTAGCCGTCTTTCGATCTCTGTGTGTAGCTCTCCAAAATTGCAAAACATAACTAGTGTGTATCCCGATGCGATTATTTTTTCTTCTAGTGTCATAACTATTTCGTTGTTTCACCTACGGCGATATATCGCAAGTCGGCGGGTTCATAATTGGCTTTTTGCAGTACTTCAACTGCTCTTTGGATCGCGCCGCGTTGGGCGTAAACGTACCCGCCCGCTGCACCTAGTAACAGGAACGCCAGCGCGGCGAATAGGTTAAGTAAGAAGTCGTTTCGTTTCATAACGTTTAAGATTTTGTTTACCCGCGCATATCGCCAAAGCAAACTGTTAATACTAGAATGATTGCAAAGACTGTGATTGTGATATAGGTTTTCATAGTCTTAGCATTTAACGATTATTACTAAACCTGTCCCGCTGCGTTTGACTTCTACGTCGCATTTTGAGCTTGTAGAAATTGCCACTAAATCGATAAGAGCTTTTTTATTTAATCTCTCGATGTTGAACTTAATAACGTTGTTGGCTTCTCGTAGATTAACCGTTGGAAAATCCAGCTTTAAAAATTTTGAAACTCTTTGTGTTTTTTCTGTTGTTTGCATCTGATTTACATTTTTAATTATTGAAGTTACCGCCCCGACTATCGGGACGGCTTAAAGATTTACTAACGTTTAAGGTCTAAAAAAGGGTGAACGTTTACGGTCTCTCTGTATTTTCCATCGCATTTGTATTTGAAAGCCGTAATCGAAATAAGATATATCCAGCCATCTTTTTTAAAAAATTTAGTAGTGTTTTCTAAATCTACCCCTAACTTTTTGGCTTTCGCGAAAGTGCTTTTAAATTTTAAGTTAGAAACGTCTAATTTAGTTTTAAGACCGTCGTTGATGTTTTTGATGAAATTTGCTTGAGTTCTCATGGTATTTGATTTAAATTGTTTTAGCCTTATTGCTTGTACAAATATACAACCTTATTTTAGATATACAAATTATTTTACACTTTTTTTAAAATTATTTTTATACTTAGCAATTTTCGCCTTAACGGCTGCCATTAATCCGTCCTGAACTCTGCCCTTAGAATCTAAACTTTTAACCACGCTTTCGTCTTCGGTACCTGTGGCTATTAGCCTGTATATTATAACTTGTTTTTTCTGCCCTGGTCGGGGCAAACGCTTGCACCACTGCTCGTATAGCTCTAGCGACCAGTTAAGCGAATACCATATAGCCAAGTGGCCGCCATATTGTAGATTCAACCCGTGGCCACCGCTGGCTGGGTGCATAATCAAAACGGGGATTTTACCCTCGTTCCAATCCTTAATGTGTTTATCCGTTTGGAAGTGTACGGGTTTGTAATCTTTGAGCCTGTGCATTATGCGGCTTAGTTCGTGTTTGAACGTGTAAGCGATCATGACAGGCGAGCCGTTCGCCGCTTCGACAAGCTCCTCCAACGCGTCGAGCTTTTCGTCGTGTATCTCGCGTACATTCTTTTCGTCGTCATACACCGCGCCGCCTGCGAACTGTAAAAGCTTGCCCGACATAGAAGCGGCAGTCCTTGCAACTACATGAGACTTTGGTATATCGTTTATATCCCCCTCCCAGTTTAGCTCGTGCTCCCTCCCTTTCTTTCGGCTCATAAAATCTATCAACTCCATAACGCGCTCACGTTCGAACTGCTCATAAAGTTTGCGGGTCTTCGGGCACAGCTCCACGGGCACGTCGATAAATCGAACAGGCTCTAAGTCGAGATAGTCCTCGGACTTCATACTGATAACAATATCGCCTATCAGTTTGTAAATGCGCTCTTTGGTCTCTTCGGTCGGTACGTATTTACCTTTGTAACTCCCTGGAGCGCTCACGAAATTAAAGAAACGATCTTTGTAATTAGTAACGAAACGGCCCAAACGCTCCCCGCGATCGAGCAACCATATTTGAAACCACAAATCGATTAAGCCATTAGGCGCAGGCGTACCTGTTAAGATCACAACTCGTTTAAAACAGGGTTGTACCGCCTTTAAGGCTTTGGACCGAACAGACGCGGGGTTTTTGTAACTGCTACTTTCGTCGGCGACTAACATATCATAAGGCAGCATTGAGCCGCCGAACTCGCCAATAAGCCAAACGAGGTTGTCTCGTGAAACGAGATACACATCGGCTTTCTGGGCTATGGCTGCGCGGCGTTGCTTAACCGTGCCTATTATCTTTGATACTCTGAGATTTTTAAGGTGCGACCACTTCGCCACTTCGTCGGGCCACGTTGAAGAGACAACCCGTTTAGGGCCAACAACGAGCACCGTATTAATTTCGAGCTCTTCGTATATCAGGGTATTGATCGCGGTTAACATAATCGTTGTTTTGCCGAGTCCCATATCGAGAAACAAACCCGAGTAGGGTTTTGCGAGTACATGATCGACGCTATCCCGTTGGTAGTGGTAAAGGTCGGATTTGTTTAGTTGTTTCATAATTAGAATAGATCAGCGTGTAAGAGTTTTGCAACTCTTAAATTTATAATATCAAAATATTTTTGCTCCTGCTCCATAACTATAAAACCTCTATTTGTTTTTATACAAGCCTCCGCAGTCGTGCCAGACCCCGCGCAGTTATCGAGCACGACGTCGCCCTCGTTTGTGTATGTTTTAATAAGATATTCAAAAAGCGCGACGGGTTTTTGTGTTGGGTGTAGTGTGCCTATCTCGACGGTGCAAAATTCTTGAACCTGTTTAGGGTACCTAAACCCGTCGTTATTATTTCCCGTTCTTTTATCTTTGCCGTAGCCCTCGTAGCCCTCTGTGCCTTTCCACCCACTTTTAACTTCGTAAGGTTCGCCGTCTGTATATTGAGGATTATAAGTACATTGTTTTTTGTAGAAAACGAGTATATCCTCTTTATCTCTCATGGGCTGCTTTTTAGCGTTTAGGTGCCCCGTCCCTTTAGGTTTGCGCCAAACCCAATCGTATTTAAAAAGTTTTAGATTACTCATTACTAGCGCGCTCGTAAAAGGCTGCGCTGCAGTTAAAACGATCGCGCCGTTTGGTTTTATAATTCTCTCGTATTGTTCCCAAAGTTTGTCAAAGGGTAAAACCGTGTCCCATTTACATGCGGTTGTCCCGTATGGTAAATCGCAAAGAACCATATCAATTGAGCGCGCAGGTATATCTTTCATTAATTCCAGACAATCGCCTTTAAGTATTTGGTTCATAGCTTTTCAAATATTCGTCTAACAAAGTAACCCCTTATAATTGATACGGCGAAAAATACAGCCGTGATAACTACGTTTTGAAATAGTGTAACGGGGATCCCCATAATCGGGTATAGAATGATTTGTATTAAAATCGATGTAGCTAAACCGATTACCGTCTGAGCGGTGCTTTCGATTAAAGACTTTTTCTTTGTCTGGGTCATATCAAATATCTGTTTAAAGTTGTGTAAAGAAGTTCTAAGGTGTCAATCACATAAACGTCGAAGTCTAACGCCTGCAAACGTTCGTGTGTTTTTTTCTGTAAGAGTGTTGGCTTTTTGCCTGTGCTCTTTAACTCCGCAAAGAAGACAACGCCCCCAGGCAATAAGACAAGCCTATCGGGCAATCCTGCCACGTAAATACATGGCAGTTTAAGCGACCAGCCGCCGAGCTTTTTGACTTCGTCGTTGAGGGTTTTCTCTATTAGCTTTTCAGAGTCCATAAGTTAAAATATTACAATCATACTGTCTTTTGTTCCACTTTGAATTCTGCCCTTATCGTTTAGAGGTAAGTAGAATTTCCCGTTTTTGTCCCGTTTGCCAAACTTGATCCGCCCCCTTATAAATCGGATCTCTTTTGCGTTAGGTTTTATAAAGTCGTGGAACAGTTCTGAAGACGTCGCAACGGGTATTAGAAACACGGATGTTTTACCTTTTGCCTGCTCTCCGATCCCTTTTTTTACAAAAGCCTCTTTTAACTTTTGGCTGTATGGTGGGTTCACAAAGTTGCAAGATCCCCACTCTTTTAAAAGTCCGTCGGTTTCTGGCGTTATTGGATTTTCGTTATATGGGCACGGATCAAAATCAAAAATAAATTCGTCGTTTAAAGGGCCGTAAACCTCGGGCGGCGTCGCCCAGTTGTTATCGTTATTGATGTGTATCTTTGTCATAGTTATTTTTTACGTTGATAATATTTTTGTTTTCCGTAGGCTCCAAAGTTCGAGGTTGTCGGCTTATAAACCCATTCGGGAAAAGCTTTCATTATGTCGTTAATGTCGCGGGTGAGATAGCGGCTCATGTCCTCTTTATTTTTACCCAAACACTCACACCATATTTCAGCCATACAAACTTTCGTTCTCGGTTGCCCTTTGGCGTTTACGCTTTCGGGATCCGCTAAGTACATACGACGTTCATCGAGTCCGAGACTTTGCCAGTTCTTTGGCAGAGGGCGGTTAAGGTAGTACTCAATGACGCCTTGGCGTTCGTCTATCTCGCTGTGCCCGATTTGTTCCTGTGCTGCGATACGTTCGGCGTCTGGGCTAAAATATAGTTTTTCCCCTTTGTCAAATAGGTGTTTCGCCTCCGCCCATATTTGGTCGACGTCGTTGTCGAGGTCACGCCAAACGTCCTTAATCGAGTCTTCGGCGATTACGTCAATCGGGGCAAAGCGTCTGTTACCTGTGGCGTCTGTGAATAAGTCCCTTTTATTCGAAGAGGCGATAAATATATTTTGTCTCGGGAACGTCTCAGAGCTTCGACCGTATGCGGGCCTAAAACTGTCTTTCTGTTTTGAAATGTAGTGCTTAATAGCTTCGGCGTCTGCCTTTCTAAATCCTGCCATTTCGGCAATTTCCATAATCCAAGCGCCCTGCAACTGCTCGAATGCCTCTTTGCCGTGTACAGTTGTGAACGTGTCGCTATACCAACCTTTGCCGAGCTTGTTTACAAACGAACTCTTTTTTGTGCCTTGTGGCCCGATAAGGGTAAGAACTAAATCAAACTTGCAACCTGGATTGAATACCCGAGCCACGGCGGCGACTAGCGGTTTACGGATCGCCTCACGGGTGTAAACGTTATCAATTGCACCAAAATAATCAATAAGCAGATAGTCGAGGCGTTCGGTCCCGTCCCACGTTAAGCCGTTGAGGTAGTCCTTTATTGGGTGAAACGATCTCTTCTCAAATTCCAAGGCGAGAGCGTCGTCAATTTTCTGAACGCCTGTAACGCCGTAGATCGTTTCAATATAATTCCTTACCCCTGAGTAGTCAACATTTTTAATCGGTTCGGGTTTCTTAATACGTCGCCACGGCAACGTTCTAAAACAGTACCGTTTATTGTCAAATAGGTTTTGTTTAAAACACTCTTTTAGGCGGGTATCGTTTGCCAAAATAAGATTAACATTCTGAGCACTTGAAAGATAATTGCCTTTGTTGTCGGCTTCGAGCTCGACCATCCACTCGACGTCGTCCTGATCGCCGTCCACGGCTTCGGGTTCGTCTTCAAATTCTGTATAGTCATCGGCGTAATCGTACTTCGCAGCCTCTAGGCTTTCAGAGGCTAGTATCTTTTTAACGGCTTTATCTTTTCGGCCTCTTCATTTATTGCGGACTCGAAAGCGCTCATTTTCTCTTTACCGCAAGTATGTGGAACACTTATCCGGGTTTTAACTCCGTGCTTTTGATTAAAGCATGCCCGGCAATGTTGTTTATGTGACATCTTAAAATAATTTAGTTGTGTATCTGAATCCCTGGAAGCCTTTCAGTTTTCTTTTATGCGGACATCTCTCAAACGGGCCTATAAGAGTTATGCGCCTCCACGTTATAACCTTATCCTGGCCATCAGCTGTTCCTCCAATAGTTTCATCTTGCTCGTGCCACCCGAACTTTACCCGGCCCCATAATCTTCCGAGAACAATAATATAAACATCGGCAACCTGAATCTTTGGCCGGTTAGACATTTTATGCATCCACCACCCGTCCGGATCGTTTATACACTCCTCGAAATATCGGAGGAACTTTAAGGGGCCTCCCTGATCGTTCATCATCTCCCGGCCAAAAGTTATCGCTATGCCCTCCGGTTGAATAGAAAGATCTTTGCTGTATCCTTTAGCTGTTATCATATCCTGTATTTATCGAGTAGGGCAGAGAGTTCCTTTTTAAAATCATCCTCCTGCTCTCTCGAGATCCATATAAGGTTCTTTCCGTTAATATTAACTTTAGCCTCTTCGGGGTTCTCTCTCTCGATAGTTATTTTTACCTCGTTATTATTATAAACTGTTGCCATAATTCCGTAATTTTTACAGATGCCTAACAAGCAATATAAAACAGCTTGTCGTGCATCTAATTAATATTTATTTTAATTTGTTACTGTATCTCATTTTTCAAAGTTCAGTTTAGCCGTTTCATATTGCCAACCGTTATCCTACAATTTTTTCGCCCACTCTTTGAACCCATTGAATCTCTGAATAATGATTTGCTTTTTCAACATCTAGTCCGTATTTTTCAGGACTTACAACAACTTGATTTTCCATTTGATTTTATTTATAAAATTAAAAACTGTTTATCCGTACACTACCTCACCTAAAACAAGATATTGAAACACAACATCGGATGATTCAGCATCGCCCATATCGTCAATTTCGGCAAACAAATAGCTTCTCATATCAGAGTCAACTAATAACTGCATTCTCTCATCGAATTTGCTCGCATCGAGCTGCCCAAGGACTTCATCCTCATCTTCTGCATCGTGTATATCAATTACAAGTCCCTTGTCGTAAACAGCCTTAAATATAGCTGCATCGTAACATTTCTCTTCTGTCTTTGGAACTTTCTTTCTGACTTCGAACATTGTTTCATTAGATATTTCCATCCAATAATTACTACCACCGCTTATAGCAGTAATAAAAATGTTTTCTAAAATT